TGCCGGTGGGCACGCCCGTGGGTGGCGCCGATTGGATGCGCCAGCAAGGCCTGCGCCGTGACGTGCCGCAGTCGGCGGCTTCCCTGGCTGGTGAGACCGTGGGCCTGCTCAGCCCCATGGTGGCCGCAGCCAAAGCTCCGCAGATCGCCAAGGGGCTGTTGCAGGTGGAGGCCAACGCGGCCGCGCCAAGGACGCTGCGGCCAGAGGCTGGGGCCATCGTATGGCAAGGATCTCCCCACAAGTATGACGCCGAGAAGCTCGTGCGCTTGCCAAGCGGGGAACAGGTCTACGTCGGCGGCAAGTTCAACACACTAAAAGAAGTGCCGCGAGGTGCGACTGTTGTACAGGACTTCCCGCTGGGGCGCATGCGATCAGAGGCGATTGGTACAGGCGAAGGCGCGCAGGCGTATGGGCACGGCTTATATATGGCTGAATCGCGTGTAGTTGGTTCGGATTACGCTGATGTGTTGGCAAGCCCAAGAAATAGGGTTGCTGATAGGCGCGGCGTTTACATTGAACCTTCACCAATGGGCGGCGGCAAATACATGCTTGCCACCAAATCTGAGGTTGGTCAGCCTCGAGGTATGGCATCAGATGCAACTCAATTCATTTACCCCGACAAGGAGTTTGCGAACCTTGCTTCTGCAATGAAGTTCGCTCGCCAAAAAGGCTTGTTGGCGCGTGATGAGCGCCCGCGATTGACTGCAATCGGTGAAGACCGCAAGTACGTGCCAGTCAGTAAAGCTGCGGATGTCGTTGATCCGGAGTACACGCAATTCATAGCATCAGACCCTGGCTACCTATACAAAGTAGATTTACCCGACCCTGTAATCGCCCGTATGCTGGACTGGGACAAGCCGTTGAGTCAGCAGACACAAGCTGTAAGAAACTATTTTGAGCCCTTAACTGCAAAACGGCGTGCCGTTGAGGCCCAAGCGGCTGACCCTAAATGGGGCGATCTTGCTGGCCCTCTAAACTATGACCCAACGGGGGGAGAGTTGCTGCAACTGCTTGGCAATGTTGACCGCATGGATGCTGCTGCAGTTCTTTCTGGAGGCACAGGCGGCGCACAAACTGCCGCTCTACTTCGATCTGCAGGCATCCCAGGCGTCCGCTACTTAGACGCCAGCAGCAGAGGCGTAGGCCAAGGCACCAGCAACTTTGTGGTGTTCCCTGGCGAGGAAAACGCTCTGCGCATCTTGGAGCGCAACGGCCTGCTCGCGCCCTGAGTGCTACCAAAAGTGCTACGGAGCAGGCGTCTCCTTGGCAATTCCACCCATTGAACTACGGCGGGCTGACCCTGCAGTCTACCCTGTTTTCCCTGTAGGAACATCCCCAGAAGACACCCCACAATCCCCCCGTTACCATGTGTCAGTGCTACCAAGTGCTATCGGTAGCACTTCAGGGGGTTATGTGGCAAGCGTCATTGAGGTCAAGGGCAAGTGGCGGGCGCAGGTGCGGCGCAAGGGACAACCAGTCTACACGCGCACGTTTGACAGCAAAGCGGCCGCCGAGCGCTGGGCGCGGCAGTTGGAGGTGGACATTGACCGCGGGCGGGTGCCCGGGGCGGTGACCGGCCAGGCGGTGACGGTGGCTGACCTGATCCAGGCCTACCGTGAGCTGCGAGACCAGGCGCGGCCCATCTCGGACTCGTCTACCGAGCACTACACGCTCAACCACCTGGAGCTCCACCTGGGCGCGAAAGATGCGCTGCGGCTCACCGCGCAGGACTTGGTGGGCTACTGCTCAGCCCGCAAGGACGACGGCGCTGGGCCCTACACCTGCAACATGGATGTGGGCAAGCTGGGCACGGTGCTGCGCTACGCGGCGCTGGCCAAGAAGATCACGCTGCCTGATGTGGTGGGCCAGGCCCGGCCGCTGCTCACGCACCTGGGCCTGATTGGCGGGGGCGGCAAGCGCGAACGACGCCCGACCGATGACGAGCTGCTGCGGCTGGTGGAGTACCTCGAGCGCGAGCATGGGGCGCTCTATGCCGATGTGGTTCGCTTTGCCGTGCTGACGGCCATGCGCCGCGGCGAGATCACCCGCTTGCGCTGGGACGATGTGGACGCGGCCAAGAAGCTGGTGCTGGTGCGCGACCGCAAGCACCCGCGCAAGAAGGTGGGCAACAACGAGTGGATTCCCCTGCTGGGTGACGCCTGGGACATCGTGCAGCGCCAGGCTAGGGGGGAGCTGATCTTCCCCGTGCATGAACAGACGCTGAGCAAATACTTTCGCTGGGCCTGCCAGGCGCTGAGCATCCCGGACCTGCACTTTCACGACCTGCGGCACGAGGGCACCTCACGCCTGTTTGAGCAGGGGTACGAGGTGCAGCAGGTGGCGCTAGTGACCGGCCACAAGGACTGGCGGCACCTCAAGCGCTACACAAATCTCAGGCCCGAGGATTTGCATCGTTAGGCCGCCACCGCCTCGCGGCAGCGGTCCAGGTAGGCGTCCACGTCCCGGTAATCCGCCCAGCGTTTGCCCACGTCGCGGTAGGTGGGCACGGGGAAGCTGCCGTCGCTGATCTGGTTGTTGATGGTGTGGCGGGCCATGCCCAGCACCTCGCTCATGTGGTCCACGCTCAGACGCGGGCCGTACTTGTCGAGCAACCAGGCTTGTGTCATCAGGCTCATGTCAGTGGATCCCGTGGTGTTGTTCTGTGGCCCTCACCAGCGCCACGCCCCGGTGGTCGCGTGCTAGGGCGCGGGCCTTGACCTCGGCCATGCGCTGCTGGCGGCGGTACAGCGGCTCCCAGCCGTCTTGCTTGAACAGCTCGCCCTGCGCCGGCGTGAGCTGCAGGTATCTGTACCAGTTGTTGCCGCGCTCCATCTTTCGCCAGGCTGCGCTGCAGCTCGGCGATCTGCGACTCCAGAGCGGTGAGGTTCATGCGGTCTCCCTTGCTTTTTGTTCCAGCTCAATGAGCAGGTCGATGAAGTGGCGGGCCTTCTCCAGGTCCGCGATGCCGCCCTTGGCGCGCCAGCGGGTGATGTACTTCACAACGCTGCCCTCGATGAACGGCAGGCCGTTGGCGTGGATGTACTGCACGGGCTGGATGGCCAGGCCCTTGTAGTGGGTGCCGGCGACTTGGGTGGCAAGCGCGCTGGTGGTCATGCTCGCCCCCTTGCGCGGATGGCGGCGGCGCAGTCCTGAGCTATCCACTCAATGCTGTAAAACTCTTCGCACGCGGTAGCACACGCCTCGCGCTCGGCAGCGGCGACAAGGGCGGCGAAGTGATGGACACCTTCTTCAGCCCGATAGACGCGCATCAGGTACTCCTGAAACCCAGCCTCCCGCGCCATGCGGATAATGTCGTCGCGGGTCATGCTCGCCCCTTGAGCCAGCGCTCGATGGCGTGGGCGAAGTGGTGGTGAAAGCCGCCGTTCTGGTGCCAAAGGTTGGCAATCACCTCGTCGGTCAACGTGCGTTGCTGCCGCTCGGCTCTCACGCACGCTGGGTGGTGGTCGCGCCAGGTGCAGTGGCCATCACAGAACTGCTCCTGTGCAGTCTGTTTGCAGCACTCCAGCGCCTCGCACACGCCGTCTTTGGCGATGTCGCAGGGTTCCTGCTCCGGCTGCTCCAACGCGGCGCGGAGGGCGGATGCTGCGTCTGCTGCTTTGTCGGACACCATTGCGCACTCTGCGTACCAATCCAACGCCTCCAGCGCCTGCTGGGCGGCCTCACGCAGCGCGCTCATACCTCCCCCAACTGCCACACGCTATTCGGCCCCTTGGCCGGCTTGGGCTCGGCCTTGGGCGGCTTGGGTGGCGCGGCGTACTTGATGGGCGGCGTGGGCGCGTCCTGCGTCTGGTACAGGCCTGGAAACGCCTGCTTGCCAAACGGCCGGCTGCCGTCTTGCAAGATGTTGCGGATGTGGCCCGACTTGACCAGGTTCTGCAGCGCGTAGATGGCGAGCTTGGGCTCTGCAGCAAACTCGGCGCGGATCTCGCTGGAGGTGCGCGGCTGGCGGCAGAACTCGAGCACCCGGGCGGCGCGTGCCTGTACGTATCTCATGCGGCCTCCTTCACGAACACGCCGTCAGCCCGCAGGTAGCCCTTGCGGTCTTTGATCTCCTCGTAGGCCGAGCGCAGGCATTCGGTCAGGTCCACATTCGCCAGCGCTGCGCCGATGATGAGCGTTACCAAGATGTCGCCATAGGCGTCCTCAATCTCATGCGGCACGCCCCGGTGCAGGGCCGACAACAGTTCTCCCAGTTCCTCGTGCGTCTTGATGGCCTGGGCCATCGGCGTGCTGCGATGGATGATGTGCCGGTCCTCGGCCCAGCGGATCGTCTTCAGCTCCAGTTCGCTCCAGCTCATGCGGCCTCCATCTCCACCCGCGACGGGCAGCGTTCGTCTTCGATCACCCACACCCCCATCCACACCTGGCGTTGTGCCTCGGGGTGCACCGGGCTGTTGCGCTCGTTGCGGGCGCAGGTTTCGCACTCCAGCCGGCAGGGGTTGCCGGCGCAGCGGGCAAAGTCTTGGGAGCGGTAGTGAGTCATTGCGGCCCCCGCACATCTGCCCAGTGCGTCACGCCGTCGACCACGCCGCCGCTAGCCGCATCGAACCAAGCGCCGGCCTCGTCGTCCCACCAGCCCGAGAACCATTCCCGGGTGTCGCGCCAGCACAGCACGCTGATGTCGGCGTCGGGCTTGGTGGCCGCGGGGGTCCAGTTCAAGGTTTCGGTCATTGCTGCGCCTCCCAGGCCTGGATGAAGTCAATCAGCTCGGCCATCTCGGCCTTGCTCAGCCGGCTGGTGCGCTGGAACACCACGTCCACGCCGTGGCCGTCCAGGGCGGGCACCACCACCAGTTGGTCGCCGCGGGTGCGCATCCACGCGGCCGTGAGCAGGCGCTTCCAGACCTCGGCCTCCCACTTCCTGCCGGCCCACTCGCGCTGGCTGGCGATGTCGGCCAGGGTGGCGTGCAGCAGCGCGTTTTGGCTGTTGTTGCGCCGCTCTTCTTCCACGCTCAGCGTGATGCGCTGGCCCTGCAACAAGCGGGGCTTGAGCCAGCCCCACAGGCGCTGCAGCGTGATGTGAGCTTCCTGCGGGTTGTGCAGGGTGGTGGTGTGGGTCATGCGCCCCCCAGAATCAGGTCAACCTCAGAAACCTTGTCTTCGCGGGATTTGGAGCTGCGCACCACCGCGTTCAGCTTGTTGCTGAGCTTGCCGTTGGCCGCGGCCATGATCACGTCGGCGAGGTTGTATTTGCCATCCAGGGCACAAACCTGCTTGCAAAGGCCCAGGCAGTTCATTCCCAACCCGTTGCGGATCAAGGTGTCCACGCCGTAGGTCCCGATCAAGCGCAGCAGCTCGTCGTACTGGGCCTTGTATCTGGATGGCACCTTGCCGCCGCCGCGCGCTACCTGAAGCCATCCTCGGCTTGCCATAGGCAGTGCGGTGTCGTTCACGTCCCCAAACAGCTCGTCGCGCTCCACGTGCGTCACGATGCAGTTGATGTGCGTGTGGCCCAACAGTTGGCAGGCCCGCAAACGACGGTGGCCGTCCACCAAGTCGCGGTCCGTGGTGATGAGCACAGGGTAAGACAGGCCGTGCTTACGGATGGCCTCCACCAGCTTCTGCAACCGTGCGCCATCGGCCGTTCTGGACGAAGGGTTGAACGGGGTGAGTCTGATCGTGTGGATGGGGACCTTCAGGACCTTGGTGTCGGTGACTTCGCAGTCCGGGACCAGAGGGATGTTGATAGCAACGGTCATGCCGCCTCCAGGTTGCGGATGGTTTCGTTCAGCGCGTCCAACTCATCCAGCTTGCGCACCGCCCAGGCCCGCTTCTGCCCATGCCAGCCCATCACGGGGCCGCGGTGGCAGCTCTCGCAAAGGGCCACCGCCGTGAACTGCAAGCCCTGCTTGATGTGGTGCGCCTCGCTCGGGCCCGGGGCGCCGCACACACTGCACGGCAGCTCCTTGACCCGCGCCAAGTGGGCGCGCTCGCGGGGGTTGAGCCGGTTGTGCATGGCAGGTCAGGCCAGTGCGTGCGCTTGCTTGTGGTGAGGCTGGCAAAGCCAAGTCACCAGCAGCGGGCTTGCGTAGTGCGGGTGGTGCGCCACGGTGCGTTCGTTTCCACAAACCTCGCAAGGCCACCGCTGCAGAGAACCCTTGCGTAACGCTCTGCCCACCGCAGCGTTTGCGCGGGCGCGGTCGGGGTGAGTTGCGCGGTATTGCTTGGCCTGCTGCACGGAAGCCGCCAGGCGGTGAGGCTGGCTGGAGCGCCGGTGGTCGTAAGCACGCACATGCTCAAGGTGCTCCTGGCGATGCTGCTTCACATCGCCTTTGGTGCACTCAATGCACTTGTTCAAGTGGCCGTCTTTCATGTGCACGTGCTTGTAGAACTCGGCCAGAGGCTTCACGCAAAGGCACTTAAAGCAGCGCTTCATCAGAACTCCGTGCGCGCCAGGCGGCGCTCCTTTGAAGGTCGGATCTCAAACTCGTTGAGCGAGAAGATGAACGGGATGTCGTCCTCAACCGGCTCTTGCCGGGCCGGGGAGCGGGCCTGCCAGGCCTCATCCTTGGCCTTGGCGGGCTTGGGCGCGGTCTTCTGTGCGGCCTCGAGCACGGCGGCGTTGAAGGCCTCGCTGCACCACACGTGGTTCCAGTACTTGCCGGAGTCCATCTTCTTGGCCGGCCAGGAGATGAACGGGCCGTTCTTGCCCTCCACGATGCGCGCGCCCTTGATGGTGATGAAAGGCTCCACGCCTTCCTTGCTGGACAGGGCGACGTTGAAGATGCGCGCGCCCTTGATGGTGATGAAAGGCTCCACGCCTTCCTTGCTGGACAGGGCGACGTTGAACTGGTCGCGGATGTGTTCGATGGCGATCTTCATGCTGCTTCTTTCTCTTGGTTGGGGTTGTTGGCCTTGATCGTTGCGCGCAACTTGCTCTCGGTCTTCAGCAGGCTCCACACGTAGACGCGCTGCTCGTTGCTCTCAAAGGTGGCGGGCTCGTACCAGACGCGGATGGCCTCCAGGTCGCGGCCGTTGCGGTGGCAATCGATCATGTAAAGCGCCACCTCCTGCATCTCCATGCGCTCCTGCTCTTGCAGGGCGTCAGCCGCGCCGTCGGTGGCGCTGATGGGGCCAGACTTGGTGGGCTCGCCCTTGTCGCCGTTGATGGCGCGCTGCACCTCGTCAGCGCTGGCGAACTCGGTGCCCCCAAAACCGTAGGCGGCCAAGGCGCGGCCAATGGCGGATGTCTCGCAGTTCTCCAGCGCTGACGTGCGGTTGATCTCGCTGGCCTTGCGGTACTCCTCGGCGTGGCCGGTGGCCAGCACGCGGCCCTGCTCGTCGGTGATGACGGCTTTCATCACCACGCAGTCGAGATCGCGGTGCAGCACCTCGGTGATCAGGCTGAGCGTGGGGCGCTCGGTGCGGAACTGGTGCACGCGCAGCGCCACCGTGGTGTATTCCTTGCCGCGGATGTTGATCACGCCGGCGGGTAAGGGCTTGCCCATGAAAGGTCTCCTCAAAAAGGCAGGGGTTTGGAGAACGGCGCGCAGCACGGCGCGGGTGAGGTGCACGCGGCTCACAGCAGCAGCCCCAGCACCACGGTGGTCACCACCGCAGCGGCCACCACCATCAGCACCAACAGGCGGTCAGCGCGGTCCACCTCCGACAGCTCGCACGCCTCGGGCGTGGGGCAAGGCCGGCGGCCTTGCTCGCAGGGTCCGTGGCACTTCATGCGGCCCACCAGTGCACCAGCGCCAGCGCCAGGCCCAAGCCGATCAGCGAGGCCAGCAGCACGCTGCCCACGGCGTCCATGCGCCGGCTGGTGCGCTCCACGGCATACGCCCACTGCCGGTCGGCGGGGAAGGCTTCTTGCAGCGTGCGCGGGTAGCGCCGGGTGGTGTCGTTCATGCGGCCTCCAACAGGTCGGGGTATTCGGCGCGCAGCAGGCGGCGCAGCTTGTCGTCGCTGGTCTGGCTGAGCATGAAAGACAGGGCGTCCATCCACTGCGTCTCGCTCAGGTCCAGCTCCAGCTCCACGCTGCGCTGGCGGCCCAGGTGCGGGCCACTGGCGCAGATGCGGGCCTCGTCGGCGTGAATGCGCAGGAAGCTCATGCGGCCTCCGCTTGCAGTTCGGCCAGGTACTCGGCGGCCTCCACGCGGTTGGCGGCGCGGATGGCCGGCACGCGGGCCTCGATGTTGCCGGCGCTGGCCTCGCACATGCGGTCCACCAGCTCAAAGCGCGCGGCGATGAGTTGCTTCTCGGTGCCCGACAGGATCAGCACCCAGAGCTCGTCAATCGTCAGCTCGGTCATGTCCTCTTCGACCCAGCGGGAGCGCACGCGGGTGGTGCTCAGCTCGGGCTGCGCCAGGTTGTCCACAAGCCACAGGCTGGTGGCAAACGCGTCGGTCAGGAACTCGTCGCGGGCCTCGCTCAGTTCGTAGACCGTGGGCTCGTCATCGCGCTCGTCTGGGAGCAGGTTGTCCCAGCGGGCTTGAGCGGATCTGAAGGCTGCGTCCATCTGTCTCTCCCGCGCCGCACCGTGCAGCGCATGGAGAGAATTCTCACAAACGTGAGATAAAATGTCAACACGAACGTGAGTATTTCGGTAGGTGATTACCCGTAAACGCAAAAAAGCCCGCTCACGGCGGGCTTGGCGATCAAGAAGAGGTTTCGGTCAGGCCCAGCGGCCCGCCACTGCGGTCAGCACCGCCACCACGCTCAGGTTGTCGTCCTTGGAGTCCATGGGCCGGTAGGCCTCATTGACCGCGTGCGCTTCCCAGTGGCCGGGTCGCTTCTCTCGAAACTGGCGGAAGAAGTGGTGACCCAAGCTGTCGCGCACCAGCACTCCGTCACCTGGCCGAGGCTCCAGGCCGCGCGTGAATTCCACGATGGTGCCCTGCGGCACCTTGGGTGCCATAGAGGCATCTGGCGCAGCGACGTTGAACACAGTTGGCAGAGGGTCTTCGCCCATCAATTGCTCCCATTCGATTCTGGGAACCACTGTAATTCCATCCAGTATCACCGGATGAGCTACTGGGGAAACTCCTGAGGCCACTGCGGCCGGTGCCGACTCTTTGCCCTCTTCCAGCCACTCAGGAGTGACGCCCAGTGCGCGGGCAATGCCCAGCAGGTTGCGAGGCTTTTCGCGGGTGCCGGCTTCCAGGTTGCCAATGGTTCCAGCGGCCACACCGGCCCGCTTGGCCAGCTCCACCTGGCTGAGATTCAGCCGCAGGCGGGCTTGTTTGAGACGTTCGCTGATCGAAGACACAACTGGCATTGTTCCCGAGGCTTGCATCCCGTTCGTGAGCGTGGCACACTCACCTTCGTGAGTAAAACAAACCCCGACGTCATCGAAAAGGCCGCGCTGGCTGCTGGCGGTGTGTCCGCT